TATTTCTACATTCCAATCTATCTACGGTCTCCAGAAGTCCTGGTATCGACAGTTTGATGGTATTATCGGGGATGAGTGTCACCAGTTCAAGTCAAAAGTCCTACAGGGGATTATGAAGAAGTGTCCTGATTCAAAGTATAGAGTAGGTCTATCTGGTACATTAGATGGTAAGAATGTAAATCAATTAATTCTGGAGTCTCATTTTGGTCCAGTGTTTAGGACAACATCTTCTGCAGATTTAATGAAGAAGGGGTTCCTTGCTAAACTTAAAGTTCAAATTAATTTAATCAGTCACTCCCCACGACAATTCAAAACATACAACGATGAAATTGAATACCTCGGAGAATGTGATGAAAGAAACCAATACATATGTGAGTTATCAAACAAACTCAAAGGTAACGTGCTTGTCCTGTTTACACGGGTTGAAGGACATGGGATACCCCTGTACGAGAGGATGTCCTCAATTACGGAAAGGCCGACCCATCTTATTCATGGTGGTACAGACGTACATCAAAGAGAGAGGGTACGCGAGATTGCGGAGACAAGTGACAATAATATTATTTTTGGTAGCTATGGCACTATGTCCACTGGTGTTAACATTAAAAATCTCCATCATGTTATTTTTGCTTCTCCTTCTAAATCACGAGTGAGAGTTTTACAATCCATTGGTCGTGGATTGAGAAAGGGAAAAGGTAAGAATGAATGTATGTTATATGATATTGCCGATGACTTTAGAAAGAGTGGTGGTCGGGCCAATTTTACTCTCAATCATTTAACAGATAGAATCCGATTTTATGTAGAGGAATCGTTTGAATATGAGATAAATGATGTGTATATAAATACTAGTGTAGAAGAACTATTTTAACTTATGCAAGAAACCAGTTTCTACGCAACACTAAAACTGATTACCGGTGAAGAGATTCTCGCCGAAGTATCACCATGTGAAGAAAACGAAACTGACTTCTTTTTGATTGATAATCCTATTGTTATTAACGAGACCACACAGATAGACCATCAGAAGGGTGTCGCCATTTCTGGTTTGTTACCTAAGAAGTGGATGTTATATTCATCTGATAGTATGTCGTTAATCAATCGTAGTCATATTATATCAATGTCTGAACTAGATAAGTTCGGATTAGAATTCTATTTCAAAGCTTTAATCTCAGCTAAACTATCTTCACCTATTAAACGTAAAGTAGAGAGTAAAGATAATATTGGATACGTTGGAACTATAGATGAGTGTCGTAGTGAACTAGAAGACTTGTTTAATGACTCTCCAAATCTTCCTGAGTCTTAAAGACTATAACTGTTTCTGTTCGTTACACTTACATTGTACACACATTTAGACTACTTGTCAAGTATGTTGACATTTACATACATTTTTGGTAGAATAACTTCAGAATAAAACCATTCATGCCTAGACAGAAAAAGAACAACTTTATTGATAACAAAGAAATGTATGCGGCATTTGTCGACTACAGAAAGAAGGTAGATGAGGCACAAGAGAATGGTGACACACGTCCTGTAGTTCCCCGTTATATTGGTAAGTGTTTCCTAGACATTGCAGAACACCTGTCAATGAGACCTAACTTTTCTAACTACATCTACCGTCAAGATATGGTCATGGATGCAGTTGAGAACTGTGTAATCTATTGTCATCGTTTTGACCCAGAGAAGTCAAAGAATCCTTTCTCATACTTCACACAAGTATGTTGGTATGCATTCATTCGTCGTATTGGTAAAGAGAAAAGACAGATTGAAATTTGCGACAAGATTATTTCCAAGTCTGGATTCGAAGAGTTCTTTGTAGGAGACCAGTTAGGTTCATCTTCTAGTTTCAATAGTATCAAAGATAGTGTTGAACAACGACGTAATGGTAATAAATAATCAAAAGGGTATTTGAATGGACTATCTAACTGAGTTGTGGGACTTATATGAGAACGACTTAACTCAACGTGTAGATGGTGCAGTAGATCGTGCTCAGCAGGGTAAGACTGACCTTAGAGGTGGTTCTGTCAGTGGTGGTCAAATACAACGTAAACCACAACCTAAACCAGAACTACGTGACCCAGTAGATAGTACCCCAGCCAAGGCACGTTCACAAGTAAATCCTGAAATCAATACTCGTAATAAACAGACACAAGATATTAATACAGCAAGACAACAGGGTACTCCACCTGGTGATGCATATGAGAAAGTTAAAGGTGAAGTTGATACATCAAATCCTAGTTCAGTAGGAGATTTTGCTGCAACACTATCCATGACACAGATGGATAGAAGTCAGGCACCTAAGATTGAACCAGGTTCACAGTCACTCTTGGCCAAGGATGTAGACCAGAATCAGAATCAGACTCTACCTGATGATGGTGACTTGAAACGACCAGAGGGGATGGAGATATCGGATGAAGACGAACAGGAGAATCAACAAGCAGGTGATACAGAAAAACTAGAAACATCACCTAGGGCAACTGATGCACTAGAGAAATCAGTACCAGAGTTTGCACAAGGGAAGGGATTCCAGGATCAATTATCGACAGATACTGATAGCTACCTTGAAAATCTTAAGACAAACAACCATGGCAACGGTGCAGAGTATGTAGATCTGAGAAGTAGTTTAGGAGATATGGCACCTAGTGGTGTTGCAGGTAAGTATCTTGATGTATTGTCAAGAGCACTGGTGACTAAGAATGTCAAAGGTAAAACAGATAACTGGAAACATTATGGTGGAGATTTAAAAGGTGGTGCAGGTCAAATCAATTCTCAGATGGGAGAATTGTTGACACTTACTATGTCAAATGTTGCACCTGAGAACAGAGAACAGGTAGCCGAAGTCATTAGAAATCAAATCAAGGCAGCTGAATCTAGTGGTTCCAAGAAGAAGGACCTGAGTGTCACTGAAGATTGGCTAGATGCATCATTAGAAAATGCACAAGCTATTGATCAATACATGCAATTTGAAGCTCCTGGTTCTACTATTGTTGGTGGAGCATGGGATCAACCAGACGAATTAGAATCTCTGGGTATTGGTGGTGAAGGTGGAGAGGAGAAAGGATTCTCAACTGACATTGTTGTTCGTGGTTCTGATGGAAAGAATCACCAACTATCCTTGAAGAAGGATGGTAATGTTAATTTTCTTAACTCAGGTGCAGGTCAGTATTCAAAATACTACTTGGCCGGGGCTGCAGAAGATCCTTCAAATCCTCATCATGAAACCGCAAAGGAATACTTATCGTCAGTAGAAAGTGTTAATAATATCTATAGTGAATTAGGAATTGACGAATACGACGGAGAGTCTCTACCTAATGTACCGTCAGAAAAGAGTTTGATAAATGACAATGGACTTTCTAAAGAAGAAGCAAAGAAGACAAGAAAAGAACTTCAAGATCATAGAAATAAGTTAAGTGAAATCAAGTCTAATCAAGATATTGTTCCAAAAGAATATAACTTATCTGAATATAATAAGCAAGAAAACGAATCACTTACTAAAAGTTTTGGTACATTGGGTGATGAAATACGATCACTAGATTTGAATTCTTTAAACACATCAAGAGAAGATATTTTCAGTGATGCTTTTAATGAAGATAATTTTTCTGAAGATATAAAAGATAAATTTTTTGATTCTGACGGAGAGGTTAGGTCTACCCCGAAAGGAATTACAAAGAACACCGACAAAGAAGAGTACAATAGAGCTAAGTCTTTACTACAACAATCCGCAAAGGATGCGAAGTCAGGAGAAGTTAAAGGCAAGGTTGAAAGTTTAATGAAAGAACATAATATATCTGATTGGAAAACCTTTGTGGATAGATTAGAAGGTAATGACATCCCTGGTTTGTCACAGAGAGAAAGGAACAAACTTATGATGAATTCAATCTTTGCCACTAAAAGTGACACAGCAAAGGAACATAGAACACAGATGAAACAGAGGGAACGAGACTTTGCTTCTAGTGCAATCAAAGCAATCAGTAGTGACCCTGTAATGAAGTCAGGAACACTCAATTCACTTAGAAAGAACTTCCCACTCAAAGATGTTGCAGAGGGAAAAGAGTCTATGATTATTGGTAATAGTACTTTTTCTAAGAAAGTACTCGAAAAAATGTTTGGTACTACAGACTTTAATCAAATCAAAGATAAACTTGTTGTACAGACTGACAGCAAAGGTATTCCTTATCTTGGGTATCAAGTAGAAGTAGATTCAAATGACGATGGTGAGACTGAGGAAACTATTCCTATTTCTAATATTAATGTTCGTGCCGATGGACTTGGTTATGGTAATACCATCAAACATGAGATGAAATTGAGACCAGACTTCTACAAAAGATTACAAAAAGTTAATGCAGAAATGGGCACAAACATGAC